CTAACATCAGTAATCCTTCCATCATTAATCATTTCTTTTATTTTTGAATCCATAATTTTTGCTTCAAATTCTATAGACTTTTTAGAAGAATCAAATTGTACATTTTCAGTTGTCCTACCCACAATGTCTTTTATAGAAGCTGAGTGGTCAACAAGAATAGGTTTATTTCTAAAAGAAGGAGCTGCTGATTCTAATTCAGATGCAATATAAGTAATTCCATTTCTTGTTGTGGTTTCATTAATGGCTGTACCTCTAATCATAAAGTCATTTCCAGTCATTACTGCTTCACTAATAGGAGTATAAAACTCAATTAATTTCCAATTCTTTTTTGGAACTGCAGATTTTTTAGTAATTATGTTTACCATTTTTAAATTCTATGAATATATTAATATTAAATCTTATATAAACACATAGAATTAATTTATATAAGATAGAATCTTTACAGAACAGCATTAACAGTGCCAGAAATAGGCACGGCTCCTTCAGAAGTAATATCCATCTGATACCGATAATCATCTGCATCAACTGAGCTTCCCAAAATAGTCGTTTGACCATTCATATTAACAGTACCTCATTTTAAATGACACTTCAGCATTAAGTTGACCTTTAATTTCAACCCTTAAACTATCATTAAGTATCCATTTTGTAGGAGCATCTCTAAAATTAACTCCTTCACAATCAACAACTCCTAATCTGACAGGAATATAATTTTGTCCTTGAATACTATTAATTGCAAACACTAAAATGTCTGTATCTCCTAAAAATATGTTTACTGCAATTTGTTTATCTGATAAAATAAGAATTCCTTCTAATTCACCGTTTATTTTTTAGGTAACATAGGTTGCTTTACCAGAACTAACAGTATTCATACTAAATGATACATCTTTTATTCTTTCCTCTTGCTCATCAGGAGTTTCAGTAACCTTTACTTCAATACTTTCTTCAATTTCTTCTTTTTCGATTTTTTATTCTCCTTCTCTTTAATATCAGTAGAAATTATTATTTCTTTGATGCCATGCTCAACAATTGGACCTACAACTTTGTCAGGGATAACTCTTTGGACTTTACCACCTACTATATCCCAATGCTCATTTTTTCTATTATTCATTATGTCTAGTTTTTTCATTTAATTACCTCCCTTTAAATTTATAAATTCATGATGTTGCCTCTGTCTTGTTGTAGATGCTCGATTTCCTCTTTTAGTAACTGGTTCATCATCTTCTCCTTCAATATCAGCTCTAGTTCCAAACAATTCATTTTCAGTTCCTTGAGTTAAGGCATTATTACCTTTTCCACTTCCAGAATAATCTGACCACCCACCAATCACAACCACATCTTCATTATCTAATGTATCATTACCAGAATTACATTCATGAACAAAATCTTCACAATGAGGGTCTACAATATATCGCTGTTGACATCTTGGACAAATCTTAACGACCATTTTTTAACACTTCCTGAAGTTTATTAAATTGTTCTTCCTTAATTTTTCTATCATATCTAGTTAAACACCCACCACAAATCCATTCATTCCCAAATAATACTAATGCGGGATTAATACATCCTTCAATTGCGCAAATTGGTCTGTCTGCCATTTTATTTTAATTCAGAAACAGGAACAACCATACATCTACACATAGGGTGTACAGGTATTGCCGGATGGTCATCAATCTCATAAACATTTCCATCTAAACTGGCACATATAGGGCATGTCCTAGTCCCAGCAGATGCAACCCATCGGATTTTCTTAACTCCTCCTTCTTTAAAATGATTAATAGCTCCAGCATTAGCCGTTCTTGTAACCTCTGTCCTTACTAATAATGCCCCTCTTGTTTCTTTACTTCTAACCAAAACTGATTCACCATCCTTTTTAACAATTTGACCATCCTCCATCTTTAACAAATCTTTTAAGCCAACTTTAGAATCTACTTTACTTATCATATCATTAATGCTATCACCTTTCTTAAATCCATTCTTTAAAATCCCTTTAAATGTGGTTACTTGTGATTCAGTCAATTTACCTGCAGTAGCTTCCAATACAGTTGACGCTTTAATCAATTCAAATGTATCTTCATCAATAAAAGACTCAATACTTTTTACATATTCTTTATAATTAAATCCTAGCCATTCGTGAATCTGTTTATATTTATTTGTATCCTCTATAACAGTAAGACTTTCTCTTGTTGGTCGTTTAGCTGGAGCAGGTTTAGCATTTTGTCCAGGAATTAATGGTTGCGGCCTTTCTTGTTCCCTTTTTCTTTCTTCTTCTTTCTGCTTATCTTCTTCCCCGCTCAATTTTATATATTCATCCTCATCTAATTCAAGTGTTTTAACCAAATCTACCTCTAACAACTTAACTAAACTCATTGATATAGTAGGAGTCTTCATAATATTTGCTAATCTATCAATCCTCTCATATCTTTCTGCATTTGACGGTCTTCCCCAATTAAATTCTACATGAGCATCAATTTTGTTATAATCTAAAACTCTTTTGTATATTTTTTGCTCAACAATCTTCTCTATCTCTGCTTGGAATGAAGTAATTCGTCTCTCAAAGCCATCCATTTGTACTTTAGCAATCCCTTCATTAACATTTGCTGTTCCCATAAGCACAGATGGTACTTGGAATGTATACATCAGCATTTCTTTATCATATTTCAACACCTCATTAAACTTCTCACCAATATTCCCAAAATCTACAGTTTTAATTTCAGTCAAAGCATCTGTTACCCATTCATGCTTATTAGTCAACCAGCTTAAATCTCCTCCCCATTTTGTAATAGCGGCGGCAGATGGTTTCAAATATCTTCCACCAACAATTCCTCCTAACTTAATGTGGTATGGACTATTTGCTTTTCTATTCATCAACATATGTAAATCTTTTTCATTTTGCAACAAATTATTAATTGTGTTTATAGCAGGATACATAATTCCTAGTCCATAAGGCATATCACCAATCTTATTAAATGAAAGATGTGCTATCTGGTATGGTTCAAATGAAATTATCTTTTCTTTAGCAAACTTATCAAATCCACCTCTATATTGATTAAAACCTTTGACACTTCCTTTCTTATCTCGCTTCACATACATATATTTTGAATCTAAAATCTTTAATCCTTTTGGTGGTTCATCTTTTTTTCCGCCAATCTCTAAAAAACCATTTTTTACAAGAGCCTCTTTAATCCATCCTCTTAATACTGTATCTATTTCAACATCCTGATTAAATGTTTCAATAATTGCTAATGCTTTTTCATCATCACTACTCACCCAATATCCAGGACCCATAATGTAATCAACATACTTATCAACAACACCTGTTGAAAATCCAAAATTCTTATAAAGCCCTTCTGTTATTGCAAAATCAAATGGATGTTCTTCTCCTAGCTCAACAGGAAACTTAATTGTATTAGATTTGACTTCTCCTTTAAAATTTGGCTTATCAGATGTTGTAGTATCCAATTTGTTAGTAATAACTTGTGCATCATACTCAAAAATATCTTCGCTAATCTTTCTCATTCCAAAAAATTCTTTTATTCCCATTTTATTTATTTGGTAACAATCGTTTTACAATGTCATCATATGTTTCTCTACTATAAATCCGACAACCATCCAGGAGTAATTTAGTTTCTTCTTTCAATGCAATTTTTGGGTCTTGCTTTACCATTATAATCTAATATAATATAATATATTAGCATCTTTATAAAAACATAGAATTAAATTATATAAAAACGATTTACATTATAAAACTCTCATACTCTTCAGTCTCTTCTTCTTTCAACCACAAACAAGCCAATGCCAAAGCGTCTACATAATCGTCATGATACTTATCGCCATCAGGATGATGTATCTTAATCGTCTTATTTGGCATTCTCTCATATCGCAATTCCATCATCTCCCTTAACAACATCTTATTATCTGGTAATATTAAAGTTGGAGTTTCTATCTTCTCTTTACCAGAATAGGTTACCTTCCTTTTCTGTAACCACATCTTCAAATTACTATACATATCCATCTTGCTCACCGTACTAAACCTAATATCCTCAACCTTGTCATAACCAATCTCCATCCCTATCCAATCAGCCGGTCCTTCTCCTAATCCCGTCTTATCAATATACAACTTCTCCAAATTATACTTTCTATCAATATCTTGCAATAAAACAACAAGTTCCCTTGGTCTATTCTTATCTAAATAAAATATTTCAATAACACCATACTTCTGCCTCATAGAATCAATCTCCAATACCACACAGACGCTTTTATCTTCCCCCATACCAGCACAATCAACACCAGCGACATATCTTTTCTTTGGATGTGGTAAGCCATGGTCACAATCTTTCTGAACACAAAACATAACATCATCCATATCAAAATAACAATCCGTATTACTTGTATACTTCCCAAAAATCTCTGCTTGTACATACAAACTGTCTTTACCCCACTCCAAAATGTCTTTCTCAATCTCTTTCTTACCCTCATCAGTAATATACGGATTATCCAAATAACAATAATTAAAACTAGCCCAATCTTCATCATTTGCTAAACCTCTTTTCCAGAACTCCCAAACAAAGTTCCTCCTCCAAGGAGTTGTAGTAATCCACAAAGGAGCACCAGTATCATATATCAAAGGTCTAATAGCATTCATTGCTTCTTCTTTAATAAACTCACCCTCATCTAGAAATACTCTATCATATGCCTCACCTCTCAAACTATCCGGATTATCAGCACTACCAAAATCAACAATACACTCACTCTTAAATACAATTTGGGGATGTGGTGATTTAAGAGTCTTTTCAATATCATCATCCACCTTTGCAATTTGCATCAATTCAATCATTTTCTTAAAAACAATAATTGCTTGCTTATAGGTAGGAGCTATAACAATTTGTTTTCGATAAATATTCAGTACAGCTCCTCTAATCAATTCAGCAGCAATCATTTGTGACTTACCAGCTCTTCTTCCACAAACAATCACTTTATTCTTTTTGGGGTTTAATAGAACTTCCTCTTGTTTCTTATGTGGAATTTGATTAAGATAACCTACTTGAAATCCAACAGGATTCTCAAAGTCTTCCACACTTAATTCAATTTGCTCATTTACCATGTTACTTCATTTAATGTTTTCTTAAACATTCTTCTGCACTTCTTACAAAAAAAGAAATCAACAAATTCGTATACGCCATGGTCATCTATCATTACTTCATATAGCTCATGGTTACATTCCATAATCGCCATAACCATCCATACCATCTTTGTTTCCGTGTCTCTCTTTATGGCATGCATTGCACAATGCTATGACATCAACATCCAATTCCTCTTCTCCAAGATTATCGTAATTCAAATGATGCAATTGTGTCGCCTTATCTCCACAATCGGCACATATACCACCGGCTTCTTCCATTAATTCTTTTCGTCGTTCTCGCCAATTATCCGACTTTAAATATTCTCTGTAGCTATCAAATGTCATCTTCTTCCTCGACATAATATTTTTTATATAATCTTTTCCTAA